CCTAAGCTTGGAGGCGAGGCAATAAACCAAGGAACCAAAGCCGAAGTCTTCTTTGGTAGATAATAACTAGTAAAATAAAATTTGTCATTTGGAAATATGATTTTCATATTTCCATTTTTTTTTGTATAGGCAATTGCCGAACCGCTAAAGGGCGTGCACTCAGATTTGCACAAAAGCGTAAAAAAATCGACCTTTAAAGAGGCAAATTTTTGTTATTCAAATAGATAATTAATTAAAAATCAGAATAGTTTATATTTATGGAACGTCTTTCTTTTTATTGTGCTGAAGAGAATAGTGTTTTAACCTTAGGGTAAATAAATATATAGTTACCATAACTATTTTGAAGGTCAAATTCTATTAGGGAAAGACCGTTACGAGGAATGGCAGTCAATAAGTGGGAATTCTCAAGCGCAAAAAAAGTTTATTGAATCATTACAATTGATTTTTAGGAAAGAAATTAATTAAAAATTTTCCTAACGCCTCCGTTACTAGATAAGCCTATCTAATTTTTGACATTTGACCTATGCAAATAGACATAGGTTCTGTCCTTAAGCAATCCCAAATAACTCACGAAAACGGTTCGCCCGTTTCATTTCGTTTAGAATTCATTAAAGAAGATGGTTCTGTTCGCTTAATTACAAAAGCAAGGCGATTCGTTAAGCCAGAGCGCGCCTATGTTAATGCTTCTGAGAAATCAAAATCTAAAACGCTATATAATCTTAAAAAGAATAATGCTATTCTCATTTATGATGAAGAAGCGCAAACCCATAAGACTATAAAAATTTCTAGAATTACTAAGTTCAACGGTATAACTGTTCGTCATTAATGAATAGGGCTACTATAAATAAAAATTCCGGTCAGGCTATAGAAGTATTTTACTCTTCTAATCCTTATCCTGTTGGTGTTTACGAATATGTAGACAGTGGTTTGCCTGGCGAAGTTGGCAAAAGGTTTAACGAAGGAAGGCCTTGGTATAATTGGGGCTCAGACAATCTTTTTCCAAATGAAATTTTTGAACTTGTTTATAAAAACGATATCAAGCCAGAGTTAATTAAACAGCAAGTTGATTTAATTCTTGGAAAAGGCGTTTTTACTTATAAGGAAGTTATAGATCCGTCCACAGGGAAAAAGGATATTCAGTTTGTTGAAGATCCTATTATTAAATCCTTCTTAAGAAGAAATAGAATTGCGCATTTCCTGCGCGAAAGGACGCATAACCTTGAGCTTTCAGGCAATGCCTTTACGCAAATGGTATTCGATGGCAACAATCATGTACAAGGGATTAAGAACGAACCCTTTCAAGATTGTAGAGCTGAATACATAAGCCCTTTACATGGCCGCATTATGAATTACTATCTATGCGGAGATTGGAGGAACCCACGTTGGGACCCTAAGAAGCCACAGGAAGGAACTATTGCTAAGATTCCGGCCTTTGATAGGCACGATCCACAGGCCTATGATAAATGTTTGCATCATTCGAAGTACTATCTTCCTGGACAGGATTATTATTCTTTCCCAATATGGTACTTTGGAACCTTGCCTTGGGCACAGCTTAGTACTGAGATAAGTAAATTCCAGCTTGCTAACTTGAAAAACGGAATGTCTATCCGCTTTCATGTTAAGATTCCTAAATCATACTTCGATCAGTTTGAGCCAGAGAAAAGAGAAGCTAAGAAAGGAGAGATCCAAGACCAGTTGGACGACATGCTTTCAGGTTCAACTAACGCTTCAAAGACTTTCTTTAGTTATGTTGAATCAATTGGAGGTACTACGGTTCAGGGCTGGGATATTATACCAATTACGCACGACAGTAAGGACGAAACTTTCTTAAAGACATTCGATGTTTCCAGCCGGGCAAATTCAAGAGGGCACGGCATACACCCGTTATTATCTGGGATTGATATTCAAGGAAACTTAGGAAGCGGTTCGGAGATATTGAACTTATACAATTACCACGTATCTATTAAAACAGTTGGACAGCGCGACGTAGTTCTCGAGATCCTATATGATATTCAAGAGATTAACGGCTGGGACCCTGATATTAAGTTTGGAATCGAATATGTGCAAATGACTACTACCGACAAAAACCCAACAGGCAAACAACCTGTGGCATAGCTTATGAGAATTAACTTAAATATTTTATTCCTCACTGTGTTTTTTTCCATTGCTTCTATTAGGGAAGTAGAGGCTAGTAAAAAATTTGTTATGCAATATTTTTACAGCCACAAGAAAAATAAGCACAGCGACAAAAAGGTAAAAGATCTTAAGAGAAGGAAAAGAAGACAGGTTTATAGAACCTTGGGCGTTCCTACATTTTCATTTCTTACAAAATTTAAAATAGCAAGGCGCAATGTCTCTATTTATTAACACCGATCAGATAAAGGCTTATGCTTCTCGTATTGCAAAGAATATGTCTTTCAATACCTTACAGCCTATTGTAGAGTATTGTGAGATACAATATATTATTCCTTATATCGGGCAATCATTTTTTGATGAATTAGACGCAGCTTTTGCCGCAACTCCTACACAACAACAAACTGATATTATAAAACAACTTCAAAGGGCGTTGGCGCATTATGTGTCATACGAGGCAATGAAAGAAACAAGTGCCACTATATCAGACGCGGGAGTACTTGAAAATCTTCCGGAGAAAGCAAGCCTTTCCCGCCAGTGGGTATTTAATTCAAGTCTTTGGAATTCATTAACGAAGGCAGATCTTCTTTTTGATAAGGCTTTAAAATACTTAGAGGACAATGAAAACGATTATGCAACATGGAAGGCTTCTGACGAATATTCCATTTCAAGAGAACTGTTTATAAATAAAACTTCAGAGTTTTCAGAGTTCGTTCCTATTGGCGATTCCCGTAGGGCCTTCTTAAAAATTCGTCCGTTCATTGCACTTGTAGAGGAAAAAGTATTTGTTTCCGCACTAGGACAGGATATGTACGACGAACTTAAGGCACAGCTTAAGACAGAGACATTAACCGCAGACAATAGCAAGCTTCTTTATAATTACATACAAAGGCCGTTGGCTCATTTCGCATTTGTAGAAGCACTCCCTAACATGACATTGGACATAAGCGGCAACGGCATTAAGATAGTAAGTTCTTCAGACGGAAATATTTCTTCCATGGTTGCCACTGATAACCAACGAATGGAAATAGGAACCTCTAACTTAAATAACGGAAATACATTCCTTTCTAAAATGAAAGAATTTATTGAAGCAAACGCCGCTTTATATCCTACATACCAGGCAAGTACAAGTTATAACAACGGACAGCCAAATATAAATATTTACGACAATACAGGTAAGAAATCATTCTTTGTTTAAAACTATGTCAAATCATTCAGAAGGTGCAAACAGCATATTTGCTTTTTTAAAAGTGGTAGGGATTTTTATTATAAACCTTACTATATCAGAGATACATGAACTACTTGGTATTGTAAGCTTTGTTATTTCCATTGTCTATATAGCATTTAAACTTTATGTTGATTTCCATAAATGGAAATTTTTCAAAAATAAAACACTTACTGAAAAAGAAGAAGACTATGACGGACAAGATTAAACACCGGGTAATAAAAGAACATCGTTCTTCAATAATAGGAATAATAATATTCGCTTTCGACTTGCTTATGTTATTCTTACAGAAAATCGAATTTACTCATTTTCTTACTTTGTTAGGAGTTGCGTTTGTGTGCCTTGGTCTTAAAGATAAATGGCTTGGATTTAAAGGGCCTGCTATTGTTCTTTTATTTTTTATCCTATGCTCTTGCAATGCACAAAAGCACTGGTTAAGCCATGGAATAAAAAAGGGATTTGTAAAAAAAGATTCTATTACGTCGGCCTTTGTTATTCCAGTTGATACTTCAAAAAATGATTCCCTTGTAAATAATGCTATTGATAGTATTGAAAGTAGGGTTACCAATATGCAGGAAATTGATAAAGACAGACCGATTATAAAGGCCGTGCTTAAAAAAGAACTTATTCCTGTCGCCGTTAAGATGGCCTACAAAGACACCGTTATTACAAAAGCAGACGGGACAATTATTAAAATTAAGTCTACAGATAAAGGGCTTGATGCTGAAATTATTTACCAGAAGCTTGAAGTAAAATCTATTAAAGAAATTCCTAAATGGATATGGTTTATTGTCATATTCCAGTTCGTTACTATTTTATTTTTAGGCTTTGTAATATTTAAAATGTTTCAGGTAATTAATGCACAGCGTTATAATAAATAAGAAGCGTTACAAACTGCCTGCCAACTGGTCTGAGCTTTCTGAAGAAAAGCTATGTAAAATAATATATCACATTATTTCAGAAACAGGGAGCGACATTTACAGAAAGCTTAATACGTTAGGGGTTTTTATTAAATTCAATAGAAGGGTTATAAAAAGCATTGCCCCTGTTAATGCGCCTTTGTTATTAAAGTTAATAACGCCCGTGCAAATGTATTCACTTATGGAGCTTACCGACTGGCTTTTCAATACCTTTCCGGATAGCCCTACTATAAAAGCATTCAGGATATTAGGAACTAAATATATTGCACCAAAGGCAAAGCTTTCAAACTGCGTGTTTGTGGAATTTGCCTTTGCAGATTCTTACTTTGAAAAGTATATCAGTACAAGAGATATTAAAGACCTTAATAAGCTCATAGCCTGCCTTTACAGGCCTCGTAAAAATTTAATATCAAGAATATTTAAACCCTTTTGTAAAGATCAAAGAGTTGCTTTCGACGATTCACAGATAGAACGGCACGCCAATAAAATTGACCGCTTCATATCTTTAGAAAAGAGATTTTGTATACTTCTGTTTTATATCGGATGCCGCAAGTTTATGTCAAAGCAATTTGCGGTATTATTTGAATCAGATTTTACAGACGATCCGGAATTACCAGAAGAGATGAGGGCGCAGCTAAAAGAACAACAAAAGCAAAAAAGCAAAGAATATAATTTTGGTTGGCACGGACTTTTAAATAACATCTCAAAGTCCGGCCAGTATGGCGACTATGAGAAAACAAAATACGCAGATCTTCATACGGTTCTTTATAATCTTTGCATTGATTTAATCCAGGCTAAAAACAGAGAAGATAAAAATGTTAATCACTGATCCGGCTAGTTACGAAAGTTATTTTGAATCTATTGCAAAAACGGGAACGCCAAAACTTACCGCCTTGCAGGACTTCTATACAGGCGGCGTAAATGAAATACAGCAATCTATTTTAAGTGATTTATCTTATCCGTGCTTATGGCTTGAAAGTCCTTCAGTACCTATGTCAGGCATAGGAAGGGATAACGAGAATGTAATGTTCATGGGTGCCTTTGTTATTTTAATTAATTGCGATCCTAATGACTTTGCCTTAAAGAGATCCCTTCAACAGCAAGCTTTCGTTATTGCCTGTGATGTTATTTCGAAAATGAAAGAAGACTATATAAACAGAGATTTAAATATAGACCCAAGCTTTACGCTCGATCCTATAGACTCAATGCTTATTGATTCATGCGCAGGGTATAGGGTAGAGTTTAAAATAAATAATTCCTTTAGTATTTGTTATGATGACTCTAAATGGTCTTAGTTAAATGCTTACAATTACACAACAGCCAAACGAAATAGTACAATCTAAGAATCCTGTAATATTTAAAATACAGACGGATAATTATGTTTTAACCCAAGGCGTAAATGCTGTTTACGGGTTTATTGGTTTTGATTCTCCTAATGTCGGAGATACCTTAACCCTTCAATGGGATTCCAAAACCGTTGTATTTACTTTTGCTACAGCATTAGATAGTTCAGGACTTAAGATAAGAACAAATACGGGAGGGCTAGACTATAACGATTATGTTTCAAATATTCTTCTTCAGGATATTCGCACAAATAATGATTTGTATTCTGATTTTATAATTGAAGTAGGAATAAACACTTATTTTGCCGTAATTATTTTTACAGCAAGAAACACGGGTACAAAGTACAACCTTACCATAACAAGTACAGTTAGCGGGTTTTCAACAATATCCCCAACCTTTGGAGTAGATAAAACGGTAAGAGATAACTTTAAAATATTTATAGATCTATATCTTATTGATAATAATATTACTTACGCAAATCCACAACTTTCGCACTATGCAAAAATAGTTTCTCTAGAGCAGATTCCGGATAGCTCAAATATTTGCACCTTTGATCTTTCTTCTTTCCTGGACGATTACGTTATCGCTTCAAAACCAAGCGACCCTTCAAAGAATATAGTATCAGGAATTAATTATTCAACCAAAACGGCTTTGAAATATTTTATAAGATATGGTGAATCTTATAACAATCCGTCCGAAAACTTTATCACGCTAGATACCTCTTCTTCTCCTAAATATATTTGCAGAGGCGGGGTTGAAAAATTTACATTCCCTTCTTATTCCTTCTATACCGATGCGGTAACAAACAAGAGATCACTTCTAACTACCCAGCCGGATACAAGGTATATTACACTGAATACTTATGCCTGGCTATACTTCCTTTGCCTTTCCTCCAATGGAGGACCTAAGCTTTATGTTAAAACTTATTATTCTGATAATACAACCCAGGACGGAACTATTACTTCAGCCTATACCTATCAGAATAAATACAACGTTATTATTCTTCCGGTTGGCTACAATGCCCTTAAGGATGCGGGAATGTTTAATAGTGCGAAAACACTGGTTAAATATGAAGTAACATGCTACGACAGCACGGTAACTATTCCGTTGTCTCAGACAATTACCTATATTATAGATAGCCTTAATTATGAATACGAAAGACTATTCAAATATGAAAATAGTCGTGGAGGATTTGATATTCTCCGGTGCGTAGGTCCGCAATCTGTTACTTCTACTTATGACTTTGACGAAGCTATAAAAACAACACCTGCGGGTTATACTTCAGACTTTCAGGAAGAAGTTACTTTTAACAATACAAAAAAAGAAATATTCAAAATCTCAACTGGATTTCAAACCAAGGCAACAATACAGTCTTATGAAGATTTCTTTTTATCAAAGAATGTTTTTCTTATTAACAATCAAAATAAATATATCCCTGTTAAAGTAACCTCTAAGAAAACAGAATTACCGGGCGACCTTTCCGATACTTTTGCCATTGCATTTGAATATGAATACGCCTTTACAGACTTAGCTTATTCTAATATCTAATGAAGCCGACAGAAGAACAGATAAGAGATTTTGTAAATGCGACTCTTGACGAGTGGATTATTTACTGCATCTCACAGTTAAAGGCTTCTGCTAAAAAAAGAAAACTAGACCTTACGGAAGATACAATAAACTCTATTGTAGGGCAAGTAATAAAATCAAGTGCAAGTGATCTTTCAGGGGCAGTAATTAGCTTTCTTCCTTCCGGAAGGATTAAGGACATGAAAGTTGTTACACATACAAAACCCTTAAGCCGTGAAGTAATAGAAAATGAAATTTTAAAGTTCGTTCAGAAAATAGGCGTATCAAGATTTCAGAGAGTGCCAGGCTATAAGGGACATTTCCCTATTGAAAGCATTGCGGCGAAACGTATTGCCTGGGGCATTGGAAAGGGTATTATGAAAGGCAAATGGGTTCGCCGTGCCTGGTATGCAAAACGAATATCTGCTAATATTAAAAACCTTACCGAAAGACTTATTACCGACTATGCAACGGTAATACAAACCTCTACGGCTATGCAAATTCAAAATAAAAATTAAAATGGCACTTCAGAAAGAACAGGCACAGGTAGAAGTAATCATTAACGGCCAGAAAGCAACCGCAACTATTGCGGATATGGATAAGGCTGTCAAAACCCTTAATACTCAAATAAGAAATCTTGAGCCAGGGACAGAGGCATTTATTAAAAAAACGGAAGAGCTACAGAAAATAAAAACTCGTCTCAATGATGTAAAAACCTCCGTGAATGGAGTAAAGCAGGAAACCGGGAATATGATAGGCCAGCTTGAAAAACTAGGACCTGCCGGGGCAATACTTGCCAATGTAAAGAATGGCTTTATGAATATTGCCGGAAGTGCGGGACAGGTTGTTAGAGCTTGCTTAACGGTATCAGGTGCAATGATTGCCATTCCTGTATTTGCTCTGGTTGCTGGTATTACGGCCTTGGTCGCTTACTTTAAAAGTACAGACGAAGGGGCCGACAAAGTAGAACAGGCCCTTGCTGGCGTTAAGGCCGTATTTGATGTTTTGATAGGCGTTGTTTCTAAGTTTGGAGGTCTTATTGTTGATGCTTTTAAAAATCCTAAAAAAACAATAATGGACATTGCCGAATTTATAGGCAATAATATTATTAATAGATTCACCGCCTTTAAAGTAATCCTTGAAGGAATTATTGATCTTGATTTTGAAAAATTAGCCAATGGCTTTATACAGATGGGGACAGGGGTTGAGGATGCTACGGGCAAAGCGAAGAAATTAGGAGCCGCGCTAGAAGAAACCGTTGATAATGGCAAAAAAGCGGCACAAGCTGCAATTGATCTTACAAAAAGAACGCAAGATCTTGAAGACGCAGAAAGGGATCTGTCGGTTATAAACTCTAAAAGGAAAAATGAAATTGATACACTTTTATTAAAATATAGAGATCAGACACTTTCCGTTAAAGAGAGACAAGAAGCACTAAAAAGGGCCGGACAGATTGAGAAAGAAATGACGGAAGATTCTTTAAAGCTGGCCAATGAAAGCCTTGATATTATTAAGAAACAAAATAAACTTAAGACCGATTCGATAGAGGGCGCAAAAGTTTCTGACGAAGATAAGGATAAGCAAGCCGCGGCAGAGACTAGGATAAATGAAATATTAGGAGAGAGAAATAAATTAAATCAGGAAATAAGAAATAGGGAATCAACATTTATAACCCAGGAGCAAAACCAAAGAAAAAAAGCGTTAGACGATCAGCAGAAGAAGGAAGAAGAGATAAGGAAAAATATTCTTAAGCTTGAAATGGATGCGCTTACCGATTCGCTTGAGGATAAAAAAAAGAAACTAAACTTACAAGCTACAGAAGAAATAAATCAGCTTAAAGGAACTGAAGAGCAAAAGGCTATTCAGAAAAAATCAATTGAACAAAAATTAGCCTATGATATTGCAGCCATTGAAAAACAAGCCGCAGACGATGCGCTAAAAGTAAAGCAAGAAAATGACAAAAAAGCCTACGATATAGAAAAGCGTAGCGCACTTGCAAAGGCTCAGCTAATGGTAGACACCGCAGGAAACCCAGACGATCTATTAGCCGCACAAAAAAACCAATTGGAGCTTCAGCAAAAGTACGAGCTAGACAATACAGATCTTACAGAAAACGAAAAAGCTTTAATAAAACAAAAATACAGGCAACAACAAGCAGACGCAGAAGAGCAAGCCAGACAAGCCCGTATACAGGCAGAGAAACAAACAGCCGAACAAATAGGAGGCCTTGCACAACAAGGCATTCAGGATATTGAAGATTTTAGTCATATAAAAAATCAAAAGCAACTTACCGAAATTGATCAGACTAAAAATAAAAGAATTGCCACTTTAGACGCAGATCTTAAGGCCCGTAAAATTACAGATGAACAATACAACAAAGCCAAAGCCGAAGCGGAGGCCGAAGCGGATAAAAAATCTAAAGCCATAAAGCAACGTCAGGCGCAAGGCGACAAAAGGGCCGCTGTTGTTTCGGCAATTATCAATACTTTTCTTTCGACAATAAAGGCTCTTCCTAATATTCCGTTGGCCATAGCCGCCGCCGCTACTGGCGCAGTGGCAACGGCTAAAATTATTGCAACACCATTGCCGACATTTAAATTTGGTGGATGGCTAAAAAGCGCATGGGCTGGGTTAAAATCTTTTTTCAATGGTGGAATTATAAGAGGATCAAAGCACGGGCCTACCTATGGAAGCGGCGGTATTGCAATGGTAGATAGAATTACAGGCCATGAAAAAGGAGAGCTACAGGGAGACGAGATTATACTTACTTCTGGTGTTACCAATAATCCGCGCCTTCGGGCCGAAGCAAGCCGCCTAAATGTTGCAGGCGGCGGCAGATCTTTTGCAAGCGGCGGCACGCTTGTCGATTCCCGCCTTCCTTCTGCAAATACTACCGATCAGGCCCAAAGCAATATGGACGTACTTATTGCCTCTGTTAACCAGGTAAACAACTCTATTGTAAACTTCAATAGAACCCTTAAGGCCTACGTGGTACTTCAGGAGATCAACGACGCACAGGATACCCTTTCCGCAGTTACGAACGATGCAAAATTATAAGCTATGAGTTTTTTAGACCTAAGACTTAATAATATTTCTTTAGACCTTCCGGGAGGAGGACTAAACATATCCGGCGAGATAAACAACTCTATTATTTCCGATCAGGAAGAAGGCGTCTTTTCTTTTCCCTTCGACCTTCCGGCTACTCCTACAAATAATAAAATACTTGGTTATCCACAATCCCTATTAAATAAAAATAACCTGTATAAAAAATATACAGGCCTTACTATTTTTATCGCTGGTAGTTTATGGAAGACCGGAATACTTATTTTAAGAGGATATAAGGACGGCAAATTTACTTGTAACTTCCAGGCCGATATTTCTTTCTTCGCCTTTCAGACGCAAAGCAAAAAGCTTACAGAATATTCTTTAGGAGGCATAAGAGAAGTTACTAAGGCCCCTTATTTAAAAATGACTATTGATTTTGCAACCCCTCCTGATCATACAGCAAGTATTTACGTCCCGGATTCTCCCAATGGAGTTGTGGGCGAAATTCTTAGCTATACCGTTTCAAATACCGTTGATGAAGCTACAACTATTATAGCCCTAAGGGATATGTTTTTGTCAACGCCAGACCTGGCCGATTATGGAATTCTGGATGTTGTTGCCGACGGGTCAGACATTTATTTTTATTCAAATACGCAGACAAAGCCTTTTGCTTTTTACCTTGGAAACGGAGTTGATCCTGTTACAGAAAATTTTATTTTAGGACCTAACGCAGATTATGACCTGGATCCAGACAATACCGGGTTTATTTCAACACACATAAACGATCTTAAAAACGAAAGCTATCCAGCGACAGACTATGTTTTCTTTCCTGTTAAAAACGATGCTTTCTATTCAGACAATGCAAACTATTCCGGAATTATAAATGATTTTAACAGTATAACCGGAAAGTTTAGAATAAACGACGGAACAAACCCGCTGACATATTCTATTACGCCATTCCCTTATATGCTTTCAATCCTCAAATATATAATACAGGAATCAAATCTTTTTATGTATGGGAGCTTTACGGAGGATGCGGAAATTCAAAAGCTTGTTATTTATAATAATTTCGCTCTCGACGATGTTGTTTATTCTTACAATTATGGAACATCTTATAACAGATGGATGGGGAAAATAAATCTCCAAAACCACGTACCGGATATATTGGCCTCTGATTTTGTAAAAGCCGTTAAGTCTTATTTTAGACTAGGCTTATTTTTTGATAATAAAGGGGAAAAAATCGAGATTACTACGCTTAATAAAATTATAACTTCACCAGATTATGACGACTGGACAGGCTTTGCTCAGACATCGATACAGATAGACACTAATAACTATGATGGATATACCTTTTCAATAAGCAAAGACGACGACGATGCACAGTATAAAAAAATGGTTTTTGATTTTAATAAATCAAAAATAAAGACTTCCGTAAATAAAGTTTCAGATCTTCCTACAACTGGCAATTCCAGCGACGATGTAAGGCTGGTTAAAACTTTAAATAAATACTACAAGGCCACACAAAGCGGCTTTGCATCTGACGGTACCGCCATTTTTACCTGGACAGAATACGCCGAAAACCTTCAGTCTTATACGGTGGACAATGGTACGCAGAAAATAGAGATAGGAGCAGGAACATCGGTAACTTATAAGGATAATACTATTATTCCTTATGTTTCACAGGCAGGAACATCTAACTTTTTTAACCAAGGTAAAAATAATTTCTCTTTGCGCTTTCTGTTTTACAGAGGCATGGACCTCGATGGAACATTAAAAAGCTATCCATTAGGCACGCCATATAATTATAATTATAACGGCGCAAAGATTGGCAACTATTCTTTAGCCCTCGACCAGGACGCAGGCATTTACAACCAGTTTCAAAAAGAGTGGGCCACATTTTTGGCAAATGCCAACCCAGTAACGTTGATACTAAACTTTAACCTCAACACCTTCTTAAGCCTAGATTTGCAGAAGAAAAAGAGAATCAACGACGTTACCTATATCGTTTCAAAAGTCACATTCAATATTTCAGACCAGGGATTAAAAGCCGCTACCGTTGTGTTATTAAGAGTATAATTATTATACTTGTGGCATAAATATTGTTTAATTAAAACCCATATAAATTTTATAGCTATGAAAAAGTTATTTTTTATTGCTCTGTTTTTTGTCTCCTGTTTTTCCTTTGCTCAGGACAATGCCATTGACTACCCAATGAATCACGAGACAATGAAGGCAGACTTCACCGCGTCAGATTCTTTACCTTTTAACAAAGCAGAGCTTTACAGTAAGGCAATAGAATGGATTTCTACTAATTTTAAAAACGCTTCCGACGTAATCGAATATCAGGATAAGGATGCGGGAAAGATCATAGTAAAAGGGACTTACCAGGTTTATTCCATGGGTGCAAGTGCCGGATTTTTCCATTTTAAATTAACGTTTAAAATAAAAGACAATTATTATAAATGCCATATTACAGACCTAAGGCACGAAGACGTTAAAAACCCTAGTATAGGAGCTTTTGAAAAAGACAAGCCGGGGTACCCTTGGACTAAAGGCCAATGGAATAAAATGAGACAACAGGCCATTGCAGATGCAAATTCGACACTGGGAAGCATTGGCAAAGCAATGCACGCAAGTGACGAAGATTAAAATTTGGTCATTAAAATATTTTTTCGCATCTTTGATATGCGAGATTCTGGACGAATAGTCCAATTAAAATTTATCATTTAAAATATGACCATGCGAGTGGAGGTGAAAGTCCTCTAGCCTTCTCGGTTCGTCCGGAGTCTCGCACCACGCATGGGCGTTTACTATTGTATATATGCGAGACTTACAAGAAGCAAACCCAACCTTGCCAGGCGAGAGGGTTTCATTACAAAACGAGGGCAAAGCCAACTTTGTACACGAAAACAAAGGAACGCTTACCCAAAACATTTACACCTATAGCGGCCTTCGCCGAAAGGAAGTAAAAAAGCTTATAGAAAAAGAAGTCCGTAACCTTCCTTCCTATGACCAACTTTACGAGATCATAGAAGAAATAATTGAAAAGAAATCACCCCAAATGATCTGGCAAGAAAAATTTATTCGCCGTCAAAAAATAGTAAAAGGAAAATAAACAATAAAGCCCTGCAAAGGGCTTTATTGTTTAGAACGTTGGAAAGCTAGACAAATCTTCATCTTCGGCATAACATCCCAAATCAGAAAGATAAACGTCTGTTATCTTAATATCTTCGTGTCTCTTCTGCCTTTGTACAAGCTTTATATCTTTAGTAGCTTTATACAAAGCCGCACAGCCTGAGTGAGCAAAGCCGTACATATCATAGTTATCGTAAGTAAGCTTTAAGTGAGCTAGTATTTTTTTAAGCCTTACATAAAAGTACTTATCATTTACCGGGGCCTCGCCTGGCGAACCGTCAAGGCTAAATAAATAATAACCATGCGGAAAGTGGCGCAGTCTGTTTTCTTCAATAACATCCTCCAAACCGGGAGCAATTTTTATATAGTCTCCATGGTCATTTTTAGCCAAATCGGGAGGTATGTAAATTGTTTTTTCTTTTATATGTTCAACCTTCAGTAATCTAAGCTCTGTCCAGGGCCTAAAGAAGCCATAGTAAACGAAAGATATAAAAGTCAACAGTTGTTTTTCTCCCAGCTTTACACACGCCTCTTTTATCTTCTCAAGCTGCTCTGGGCTATACTTTGTATGCTTATTTGTCTTCGTTCTTTTGTTCTTTACCTTTACCGGGTTTTCAACAAAGACCTTAGGATATCTTTCTATAAAAAAAGTAAAGACGTGTTTTAAATCATTTTTCCTATTATTGTGCGTTTTCTTTGCCAGCCCCTTTTTTATTGTGCCGTCCTTCTCTTTAAATTTTGCCTCGGTAAGCAGATAATCAGAGAATTCAAAAGCCAGTCCGCTTTCAAAGCCAATAAGTAATATATGTTCTTGGTTCCTTTCCTTCAGGAAAATAGTTAGATGAGCTTTGAGCGAATTCATAGCGCGGACCTGCGCCTTTACCTGCGTCTTCTCCTTTATCTTTTTAACATACTCTATTGCGTCAAGCAACGTAAGCTTAGTAATCTCTAACTTTTTATTTCCCTTGTCCGCTTCTTCTTTTATTCGTTTCTGATATTCTTCAATAGTGCCATCTAATCCAGTTGCCCCGCTTTCAAGAAGATCATTTATAAACCTAATTGCTTCTTCTGCGGCCCTGTAACGCTTGCGTTTTGAATCAGTATCGTTAATACCCTCAGAAAACTTTTTACGCTGAAGCTTACCCTTATCAACATTGAAGATATAATAAATAATAAACCAGTAACGGGAAGTGTCGCCGCTATAGTCAACAAGGCGCGCAGGAACGAAAGGGAATTTTTTATCTTTTATTTCGGAAGGTTGCAACATGGAATCAGAAGCGCGCTTTTTAAGTTTTAAGCTTACTGCCCAAAACACCGGGATTACTGCCCAAAACGCTTTTGTAAGAGACAAAAACGGCCTAATTTGTTCAATTAAGCCGCTTTTTATTGTAGAGGGAGAGGGATTCGAATTCCAGTAATGCCCTCTAAAAAGGTCAAAAACCTGCGAAATTTCGCAGGTTTTTTGTTCAAAGGTTATTTTGGGCAGTGCCCAAAATATTGAGGTAACAAAATCTGTTATTTCTTTTTCCATTGCTCGTTGATTTCCATCACATTAATTACCAGGTCTAACTTCTTTTCAATTTCCTTAAGCCGGGATAATAAAAGCTCGTCGTCTTTATCGACAATGTTTTGATAAATGGTACCGTAATTTTCATTTACAAAATTTTGGTTTCCAGAGTTGATTACATTCGGGTTCATTGATTAATACTAGCGTTAAGTAAAAAATACATTTTGAACCCGCCCTTACGTCATTTTTTGCCCATTAGTTCTATTACCAAGGCGCGACAGTCCGCAAGGTCTTTGTAAGCTTGATTAAGTAATTGCCTGCATTCAGAATCGGACGTAGCAATATTTTGTGTACTATTTTCCGCGCTTTTGCCTATATAATTCATATTGCCCTCATTTACCATACTTAACGCTTCTTCTTCTTCCTTAAAAAATAAAGAAACAGGCACATTAAGTGCCCTTGCAATTTTTTCAAGCTTATCAACACGAAGAGTTTGGTTTTTCATTGCATCAATAAGACCGCCCTGAGTCATATCTAAATGATCTTCAGCCAAAACCTTAAGTGACATTTTTTTAATCTTTAATAGGCTTTTTATAATGCTGTAATTCAATTTGTTATAAGTTTTTATTAATAATTAGGATACTTTTTTATTAAGAAATTTTTTATTTATAAAGAAATAGGTTAATCTTGTATTAAGATATTTCTTAATACAATAAGAAATATCTTAATCGACTAAGAAATATAATAACGAATTAATAAAAATCATGCCAAAAACCCATAAAAAATTAAGTAGGTACCGATTAAATGAATTATTGAATTCAATTCCGCAGGGAGAATATAAGACTAAAAGGGCCGAATTGCTTAAAAGGCTTGACATTACCGCCCCAACATTAGGAGACTATAGAAAAGGAGTTCGGGACATACCAGGCGAAAAGCTTAAAATCATTGCCGACTTCTTCCAGGTCGATATTGAAGACCTTTATAATACCTCAAATACAACTATTGAGGTATCACTGAAAGCCCGCACGCGTGAACAGAAATTTTTAAAAAGGCAAAAAATCCGCAAGTAATATGTATACGATAATAGTAGAAAACGGCGGGTCGGCTTGCATGCCTTTTAAATCCTACAGAGAAGCGGAAATTATGTTTGTCGCTAACTGCGTAGGCCTATCAATTGCTGAAGACGAATTTTCAAACGTCTTCCTTAAAGATTCCAACGGCAATGTATTGAAGAAAAGGCTTAATGTCTTAATGAAGCCACAAATCAACTACGAAGCACTGATAAAAGCACAGTCAGAACAAAGAGCCTATGCTTACACTAAAAGAAATACGGAAGACCTTAATTAGGTTTTCCAACCATAGACACTGGTTGTTTCAGCATCACAAACAGTTTGCTACTCCCGCAAAGGAAGCAAGTGTAGCAAAGCTTAAAAAGTATCTTGAATTCTATAAAAGGTCTGATTTGCGCGGACATTGCCAGTTAATATTAAGCCTTGAAAGTGATTTGTTATTACTTCTTCCTTCAGATAAAAGTAAGTATTACAATACTTGGAAGTCACAAATAACAAAGCTTATAGAGTTTTCAAAAGAGTATATCAATAAACCTTAAAATATATGAAGTCTGCCAATCTCATAATTAAAATAAGCGAACAATTGAAAGATTCACAGCAAGATTTTACCATAGAAGAAACTGAGGACCTTATAATAATTAGAAAGCGTTGCTTTTATTCCCTTGAAATAAATGTAGTGCTGGCGATAATACACAGGACAGGCAAGTCTTTTTGGTTCTCTTCTCTTAATTCAGAAAATCAGGTTGAGCTTAACATTTCAAAATCATGAATAAGACACAGCAACTTATACTTCTATGTGACCAGTTCCGAAAAGAAGTTACCGACCTTATGGGAGAAGGCCATTGTCGCAATGATGTAAATGTATATATACACAATGTGCCTACTTCATTCTTCACCCTTAGCGACAAAGAGCGCGAAGAGATAGACAAAGGTGTAGTAATTTTTAATAACTCTTTAAATATATAATATGGGAAACCTTGACAAAGTAATATCCCTTGCAAGAAAGCTTAAGGCGTTAGCAGAACAAGGCATTGGAGGGGAAAAGGAAAACGCAGACGCACAGTTAAAAAGACTTTTAAAGAAGTATAATTTAACCATAGAAGAGATTGAGGGTGAAAAGCTTATAAGGCGGGAGTTTTTTTATAATACAAAAGAGAAAGACCTATTTATTCATCAAATAATAGGCAGTGTTATAGGCAAGAAAGAAGCAATAAAAAGGGGCACTTATTCAAGATATGGCAAAAAACATATTCTTGTAGACCTTGCCAATACCGAATATATAGAAGTGGCCGAAAAGATAGAGTTCTTTTGGAAACACTATCAGGAAGAAAAGGAAATTTTTTATTCAGCCTTTATTCAAAAGAACCAATTATTCAGCAAGCCGGAAGAGGAAGACGAAGACCTGGAAGAAAAAGAACTTTCCACAGAAGAGGAAGCAAAGCTTTTCAAAATGTTTAACATGATGGAAGGCATGGAACAAGCGTCATATTTCAAAAGGCTTAATTCTTAAATCTAATATAATGAAAAACCTTGTTACCTCACGCAATTATTCAATACATCAAAGCGAAGTATTGAGCAAAAAGAAAGTAGTAGTAATGATTAATGAAGACTTTAATGTTTTTGACTTGCTATCTGTCTTTAAGCATGTAAAGACAAAGAGATTTACTACAAAAGTTAAGTTTCACACAGTAGAAAAAATCAGTTAAATAAATTTTAATTAAACCAATTCAAAAAAATGAAAAATGTTCTAATTACCACAGCACACAGAGGCGTATTTTTTGCACAAGTTGACGAGAAAAAAGACCTTACCCAAAGAACCCTTACAGATCTTAAGAACTGCCGCATGGCCATTTATTGGGGCACAACAAAAGGAGTAATGCAACTTGCCAACGATGGCCCAAATAATAATACTAGAGTAGGCGCGCCAGCAGATGTTGATGTAATGCACGACGTGACAGCCGTATTTAACGTAACAGACCAAGCCGCAGAAAAATGGTTGACCGTCTAATAACAATAAACGAGGTTATTCATAACGGAGCCTGTTATGATGGAGTCATGGACTTTTATAAAGAAAATTTCTATGGCAAAACCGCGGTTCCCGTCTCTGAGATATTAGAGGCAGGGGCCGACCCCTCCCGGCTTAACCTAGACGGCAACGGCTACGGCAACGGCTACGGCAACGGCAACGGCTACGGCTACGGCAACGGCTACGGCGACGGCAACGGCGACGGCTACGGCGACGGCAACGGCAACGGCTACGGCAACGGCTACGGCAACGGCTACGGCGACGGCTACGGCGACGGCAACGGCAACGGCTACGGCAACGGCTACGGCAACGGCTACGGCAACGGCTACGGCAACGGCTACGGCAACGGCTACGGCTACGGCGACGGCGACGGCGACGGCTATGGCGACGGCTACGGCGACGGCTATGGCGACGGCGACGGCTACGGCTACGGCGGTATGCAAGAAGATTAATATTAAATAATCCCTATTAGCAGAAGCCGGAACCTGCTTAAGTGTAATGTAAGGCAGACACAAAGCACTTTAAAATGTTCCGGCAAATCGAAGGAATAGATGAGGTGACTAGCTTAAATATTTAAGCCTATGCGGGTTCAACTCCCGCTTCCTTCACAATATAAAAAACCAGAAAGGGGACTAAGGGCGTATCAATAAGCTTTGAGGCCAAAGCTTTGAAGGCAAAGAATAGGACACAACATAAGACCCCTAATAGAAATAAACTTATTTGTGTCTGACTGTCTCCCCGAGGTGGCAACTGTATATAGGGAAATTCTTGCAAGGCCTGACAGCATGGAAAGACAGCACTTTTAAAGGAACAAACAAATTAACCTTATGAAATATTCAAAATCACTTTCTTTTATAATCCTGGTCGTTATTACTACGCCGCTTTGGTATTTGTTTTACTGGCTTCTTAAATACTTCAATGTAAACGACTTTATAATGTCGGTATTCTACATTTATGTAACCCTCTCTTATTCCCTGTCTCTTTTTGTAATAATTAAAAAAGCCAGAGCATGAAAAATATAATCTGGATCTACGGCCCGTCTTGTACAGGCAAAACCATGTTTGCAAACCTCATTGCAGGCCTTACAAATATAAATGAGAGCGAAACGCTATGTTTCCCTTTTAGCAAATATTACTTTCTTAAAAAGCTTGTATTACCTACTACTAAGTGTCTGATAATTGACGGATTCTTTGCAGAAAAAGAAAAGGAACTTGAATTGTTAAATGAGATTATAGACGTTCTTAATAGCTCCAAAAGGGACAAGGTTCTAATTATAATTTCTCAGAACACACCGCCGCAAGCTATTTACGATAAAGTGTTATTGCTTCAGTCATATAATACAAGCAAGTAAAAACTATGATGAAGTTTAGCCTTCGACAATCGCTTGAATCTTCAATTATCTATGAAGCCCTTTACTCTTCACATGGATTTACAGAAATGGGAAACCTGTTAAAACATACAAACTTTATTTACGGCCCTGAGATAGCGGAAGGTAAAAGGCTAAATACTATAGTTTGGCAATGTATTGAAGAAATGTTTCCACAGGAACCCATAAACCTGGTTACCATTACCAAAAAGATAAAGAGCAAATACAATAAAAACGTAGGCTCTGAACTTACCAGCTATACGGATCTTATTAACTGCGGATCTAACAGGCCGTACTTCTGCCTTATGCTTCTTGAAATGGATTTGCGCGCTAAGTTTATAAAGCTACTTGAGAAGCTTTACAACAACATAGATCATAATTACGAAGTAAAAAGCGACCTGCTTAAGATTATAGACCATGCAAAGAACGAGACTAACGATATTTTCCAGTCCATCGCAGAAGTAGAAGATTACTTTTCAAAGTTCGAAGTATACGAAACCGAACTTGAAGAAGTAAAACAATTTAAAAGCAATATCAACGCCCGCGTTGCTGAGATTAAAAGAATGTCATTAGTAAAAACGCTAATGAACAACTTTGACAATCTATATCGATTCAATACTCATAATAAAATTATAATGTCGCACCTTCTCGACATGCTGCGCTTTGTTATGACACAAAACAGCGTGCCGCAAGATTTTGAAGAAGCAATTACCAACTTAAGAAACAACCTTTTTAAATGATAGGCTTTACAAGTTATTTAGATAACAGCAAAAAGAAAGGCTCTGATCTTGCCACAGTATCAGACGAGGCACTTGCCGAAGAGCTTAAGACGCGCGAAGAGGTTAAGAATATATTTCCTTTGGAAGTATTTCACGACAGCATAAAGCCTTTTATAACTGCACTGAATAAAAACTACGACATCCCGCGCAGTTATATAGGCCTTGGGCTTCTATGTTGCTACAGCACGGCCATAGGTACTTCTTTTGCCGTTTCCCCGAACGGACATACCAAAATTCCTTTGCCCGTATGGGGTGCGCTGGTTGGTATTTCTTCTTCCGGTAAAACACTTGCTATAGATCTTACCCACGATCCTTTATATAAAATACAGGCAGAGTTTGACAGGGACTACAAAGAGAACATTGCACCACTTCCAGAAGAAGCCAGGAGGCGCGCAAAGATAAAAACAGTAGTTTACCGCGATGCGGTTATAGCTACGCTTGTACGGTCTATAATGCCCGATAACCCCAAAGGTCTAACTAAGTATGCGGACGAACTTATAGAATGGATTAATGGAATGAACCAAATGAGCAAGAAGGAAGGAACGGATGAGCAATTTTGGATTTCTTCCTGGAATTGTAAAAACTATTCCGGTATACGATCAGGAAAGGAAAAGTTTAACGTGCCACGGCCATTTGTAAACGTTGTCGGAGGTATACAGCCCACTATTTTACATAAGCTATTTGCCAAAGACAGGGACACCACAGGATTTATATTTCGTCTTCTCTTCGCCGTACCTGAAGTGATAAAGATAGCGGAGCCGGAAAGCGGCTTTGCTATACCCAAAGAATACCTTGAGCTCCACGAAAAGACAGTAAGGAAACTATACTTCGACCTAAACATAGAAGATAGCTATGAAGAACAGCGCAGGTGTATACTTACACAGGAAGCATCTAAGATGTACGAAGCATGGGTAAAAGAGAAGATAAGGAAAATAAACAAAATGGAATACCTGCGGGACAAGGAAATACACTCCGGAATCCTGGGAAAGATAAAAGAATACGCCTACAGATTCGCGGGCATACTTCATATAGTGGACAAAGCAAGCCACGAAGACGATTCAAGAATATACGGTTGGTTTAATAATGACGAATCAATACCAAGCGAAGTAATGGCGAGGGCTTTAAAGCTTGCAGACTACTTCTACCAGTCTGCCGCAGATGTTTATGAGACTGTAGAAAACAACATCATAGCCCCGCCGGACGTGGTCTTAGCCGCAAGCATGTTCAGACTTAGAGCTTCTGCCACAGACGTAGGCTATGCGCTTTATGGAAAGCGAAACGATGCTTCAAAACAAAGAGCCTGGCGCAATATTCAAAAATGGATGCGGCAATATCCAAGGCTTTTTGGAGCGAATGTAAAGTAAAAATTACTTAAAGCTATTATTTATCATAAGCGCATCAAGTAACTAATAATCAATATAATAAGCATTTGTATTATCAAAACGGCCTTTTATCTAACGAAACAGGCCACTGGGCGAAATGGAAGGGTAAAAATGAAGTGTTACGGTTGAAAGTGCTCTGTTTCCATATAGTAAACTAAAACACAGTTGATTATAAGCAAATTAGCCGTAACACTTTCGTAACAAGTTTCCATAACTATTTGAAAGTCAGTATAGATTTTCGAAAAAATCGTAACACGAAATGTTACGGTCACCGTAACACAAATCGTTACGGTATAACAAGTGTAAAGTAATTGACAGTCAAATAATTACAAGATACAATGTTACGATCGTGTTACGGCTGTTTTGGGGGTTAATAATCTGAAATATAATAAGTTATAATAAAAACATTGGCCTATGACCGTAACGCACGTAGTATTTTCTGATTTTCCAGGCTTCATAAAGGCAAACACCCTTACCGAGGTGTCTATGTCTTCCGAAGTTATAGTGCTCGATTTGCTTACAAAAAAGGAAAAGAAGCGAAGCACATATAATGAACTAAGGAAAGAATGGAGCGACAACGAAGGCTTCTTAAAACGCCTTCGAGAAATGCTCGACGACGGCCTTATATATGTGAAGCTAAAGAAAACCGGAACGCTTTCAGACGAAGCTTATAATAAATTAAAATTTGAAAAGGAGTGAATATATGAATTGGATTAAGGTAAAAGAAAAGCTTCCTATTGAAGATAAACAGCTTGTTATTTTCATTCAATATAAAGAAGAGTGGAATACTTGTATCTGTTATTATATAGGAAAGTGGGAAGATGTAAAGTATTTCAGGAAATACGATTTAGAAAATAACTATAACTATTGGATGCCTTTTATTTCACCGGACAATGCCTAGAAGTTGGCGCGACATAGCGGCCCCGATTATTGCGGAGGTTCTTAAGGAAACGAAGGGAAAGGGCGATAAAGAAATTCGCAAAGCATTAAGAGAGGCCTACCCCTGGGGCGAACGTTGTTACCATCCTTATAAAATATGGTGCGACGAAATAAAGCGACAGCGCGGCCTTAAGAAGCCAAAGGGATATGTAAATAGTAAAGATCAATTGAAATTATTTTGAATATGTCAGAAGAACAAACCATTAACGAAGTACAATACATAATAGGTTATCAGATAGAAGATATATCTAAAAGGGAAGCAGGAATAAAAAGTGTTGAGGTTGTTGCAAAAGCAAAGGGCGGCAAAGATATATTGCTTCATTTCCATAGCGGTAAAACCTATAAAGTATCAATTGAGATAAAAGATTACTTAACAATTAACATTTAAAACTTTACAATTAAACCTTATAAAAATGAATCTAGGATTTTCAACACACATTAAAAAGGCGCGCTATGTGCGCAACAAAAGGCAATGGATAAAGAAGCCGACGCACTTTGTTTCCAGAATAAAGAAAGATATTAAAATTCATACCATTCGCGAAGATAAAAAGAAGGTATGGAAAAAAGGAAGGCTTATACACTTCGCTACAGGCGTAAGAACTAAAAACTATAAGTGTTTTAAGAAAGGCGTTTGCACAGGCACGCAGAAGATTGAAATTAATTATGTAGAAATAATTATAAGCAAAAAAATGCCTCCCGGCATTAATAAAGTTGTAAAAGTTAATAATAGAATACTTTCTTTAAAAGAGATAGGATTATTAGCTAAGAACGACGGCTTTGATTCTGTAAACGATTTCTTCGAATGGTTTAATGAAGACTTCAAAGGTAAAATTATTCATTGGACAGACTTTAGATATTAATAACTATGGAAATTTATATAGAAAGACTTTATCATTTAAACCAGGTGAAAGTCTGGTTATATGAAGAGCAGGGAGACAAAGACCTTTTCTACGGTTATAAAGAAGGCGTACTTGTACAGTATACACTTCAGAGAGGCGAGCCAACTAATAGCGAAATGTTGCCATTCCTTCAGCTTCCTAAGTACTTCTTTGAAATTGTGTTAAAACACTTTGCAGAATTAGCAAGCAAAGAAGGTGTAAAAATGGAAAATGAATATAAAATAACCGGAATGCTTGAAGCGAAAGAAAAGCATATTGAAGACTTACAAAAAATTGCCCTTCAAATTATGCCAGAGATATTAAACAAAGTTGTAACCAAATCTAATATTGAAAATCATGGATAAGATAGAAGAGTTTCTTTAGTCTTCGGCGGCGTTGTTTATATCGCTTATAATGGTTCTTGCCTTCAGCACGCCTAATAATATTGAAGTTCTGGTAAGGATAAACAGGATTTTATATTTAGACGAAATATCCCTTCGTATTCTTGTACTTAGTTTCGCGCTGGTTATTGAGTTTATTATTTTAATTCTAGCCTCTCAGGGAGAAGCGGCGCGGCAAAATATTATGCATGGTGTAGCTTCTTCCTTCATTCCGCTTATTACCATAGATGGGAAGAACTTCTTAAGTTCGAAACCTGGCAAGATCCTGTTATAGCTTCGCACGCAATTTTCGATTTCTTAATATCTGAAGTTGTAAGTGCAATGATTGCAAGAAGTATTTACTACTTCTCTGAAAGGATAAAGGCAAAGATAGAAGAGAAGCGACTTAAAAAAGGCCTGCCGGATATTCAACAGCAAATATTAATACATGAAATAAGAAGGTCGGAGCTACAACAGAAAATAACAAGCGGAGAACAAAGAATAACAGACCAAGACAATAAAATTAAATTCAACATTGATTTATTGTCAAGGCAGAAGGAAAAAATATCAATAGGCAATCAACAGCTTGGCACTATCGCACAAACTGTGTCAGAATACGAAGACAAGATAAGAAGCATTAAGAAAGCAAAGGCGCGCTTAAGTGCTGGCAACAACAGCGAAGAAGTAAAGGAATTGTTAAACGATTTAAAATTTGAAGAATAAATGGATAGAATAATTCAACTAGAAGAGATTGCAGTTTCTTTAGAAGAAGCAAAGCAACTTAATAACTCTGTGCCTTCTGCGCTGGCGTGGGCTTTTAATAAGTGGAAGAATACACAGGAATTTGAAATTATATCTGTAGAGCGACTTGCAAAAGAGCTTTCTACAGAAGAAACGCCTAAGCTTAATCTTACCATTACCGAACACAAAGGAGAATGGAAGCTTTACGAAAGCCAGGTGTTTGTTGGAATGGATCAGATTAAATTCATGATAGAGAAGGGAGAGTTTTATTATGCACCATTGAAAGTTGTAAGTAGTAAGTAATAAGTTTTAAGTTGAAAAATAAAAAAAATGAGACACCAATTAGGAGCAAAAGCAAAAGACAAAGTAACAGGGTTCAAAGGAATACTTGTTTCAAATTACTTATTTAACTGGTTGCGATCAGTACGGAATTGTACCTGAAGCCAAAGACGGTAAAGTAGGAGACGTACATTATTTTGATAAAGGAAGAATCGAAGTAATAGGCAAAGGCGTTTCTATAGACAGTGTTAGGTCTGAAAAAAATGGAGGTCCTAACAGAGATTGCCCGAAGCATTAAACAAAAAACCCGGCGGCTACCGGGCTTTTTAGAATTGTGTGAAAAGATGTTTGTTACCTCAGTTCAAAGGTAACAAACATTTTAACCTATGTCAATAATAACTATAGAAGTTCATGCTTTTGTTAAAAAAGTTTTAATAAAAGAATTCGGCGAAGAACCTATTTTTGCAGGTCAGAATAATCTTATAGGGATTATGATAAGGCCGCTTCTTACTGATAAGTATAATATTAAAGGCGGAAAATTTACCGGGAACATAAATGAAAGTCTTAAGATAATGCTTCCTGCCAGACTCAAACATCTTACCCATAATAAGCACGAAGACCAGGTTTTATTTCTTGAAGACTTTCAGATTTCTAAAATCAAATATTCTCTTAAAAAATTTGTTGAATATTTAATCATTAGTAATATAATGATTTTAAAGAATGGAGGCAAAACAACAATGCAGGCTTTCAGGCAAATTTATATTGATTATGATTTAAATGAAGATATCCTTCCTACTGAATTATTAATGAGTATTTATGCCAGACACAAAAAAGCACTTCTTAAAAGTTATTATACAAGAATAAAAGAAAAAAAAATTAAATAGTTGGCGGGAAAAAACGTCACTAGATTTTTTGATAAGGTAAAGTAGCTTTATTCCCTATGGGAAAGCTTACCTATTTAGTAATTCATTGCACCGCCAGCCCTGAAAATATGGAAGTCTCTTCCAAACTTTTAAGGCAATGGCATACAAGTCCACCTCCACAGGGTAGAGGCTGGAAACAAGTCGGCTATTCCGATATGATCCATTTAAACGGAAATGTCGAAAACCTTGTCCCTTATAATAATGACAATATTATAGAAGGCTGGGAAATAACCAATGGAGTTGAAGAAATGAATGGAATTTGCAGGCATATTGTATATGTCGGAGGGATGGACACCGACAATAAAAGGCCTAAAGATACCCGTACCAAAGAACAGCTTACAGCCCTTAGAAACTACTGTATTCAAACAATTGCCCAACACCCGGATATATTAATAGCAGGACATTACCAGTTTAATAGTGGTAAAGCTTGCCCTTCTTTTATTGTTCCTCCCTGGTTAAAAGCAATTGGCATTCCTGATAAAAATATCTATCAAAAGTAAGTGGATAGTCTTTTAGACATATCGAAGACCTTTACAGCTAATCCGGGAGGAATGAAGGAAATAAATATGTCCCTGGTAGACGATATTATTTCCATCCCTTTAGTTTATGGCAATGTGATGAATAAAGGTTTTAAAATGAAGGCTGGAAAGTCTTTTCACAGGTTTTATTTTACTCCCGATTCCTGCGTATTTAAAGAAGGTTTTGCTAAAACAGACCATGGTAAAGAATTTACCTATACTATTTCATTCTTCTATCCAGGACCTACGGCAGAAGTAATAAAGCAACTTGAAGACATGACCAGGGATAGGTTTATTATTGTTGCCAAAGATAATAACAATAACTATCGGGTACTTGGAAGTGCAGATTCTCCCGCTCGGTTTACTTATGACCATACCACAGATGTGGCTATTATAAATCTTAATCGTGCACAATGCACCTTTACGGCAAAGTCTAACCGTACCGCTTTGTATTATACCTCCAACTTTGATTCTGTGGTATACAGTGCAGGTTATAATTTTGGTTTCTTAAGAACTACATAAAAATGACAAAGCTTTCAAGAACTGGCCTACAGACCAATGCGGCGACACGTTTTCCCGATCAGTTGGCAGAAGCAATAATGCCTCAAGATTCGCGCGACCAGGCTATAGATGAGTCTGATAGTCATTTAAATTTAACGGACGACGATTTTTTACTTCATAATATTTTTAATATCAATAGAAGTTATATTTCCGGTGATGTAGTATACTATAACAACGAATTCTATATTTTCAACCAGGCACACGTAGGAGCCTGGGACGCTTCACATGTTGATATTTACAAAGGCATAAAGGCTTGGGTAACTGCTACAGATTATAAAGTAGACTATATCGTAATACAGTCCAATAATCTTTATAAGTGTATTGTAGCCCATACTTCTACAACATTCTCCGCAGATATTGCCAATAATTATTGGGTACAAATAGGATCAACAACGGCTTCTGATGCGGCTTTTTCTTCTGCCTGGGAAGGAGATACAACAACGCCAGCAAGTAAAAACGCTTTATTTGATTATCTAATACAATTATTAAATATCAACGGTGGAACTATGGCCGGGGATATTGATATGTCTAACCATGATTTATTGAATGTTAATAATATTAATGCAACTTCTTTAGATTATTCAGGGACTATAAATATAGGGGCTATAGATGCAACAATATTAAATATTGGTACAGGCTCAGGGAATACAAATATTAACATCGGAACTTCCGGAACCAATACCATACAGATAGGAAATTCTAATTCTACTGTTAATATTTTAGGGAGTGTTATTTATGAAAATGTAACTAACCTTGAGGTTTCAGATAAATTATTTACAGTAAATAAAGGAGGTGTATCTTCTTCTGCTGTTGGTGCAGGATTTGAAATTGAAGAAGGTGGTGCAATAGCTGGATATATAAAAACTACTGGCGGAAGAGATGGATTTTTATTTAAGGCTCCCGCAAACGCTGCTGATAGTTCATTTATATTCTCCGCTACAGCCGCAAGGTCTTATACTTTTCAGGATAAATCATATACTATTGCCGATGATTCTGTAGTAGTGCATTTGGCTGGAGCTGAGACAATATCAGGGCAGAAAACTTTTAGTGCAGATATAGTATTTTCTGGCACGACTAGAACAATTAGCAGTGTAACAGGCAATATTAATACAACTACTTTTAGTTCAGGGGCAACCATAACTCTCAGCACAGTGGGAGGATCGGCAACATCTGGAGGGGTTATTATTGCTTCGGACACATCAAACATTAGCAATATATCTGGAACGAGATCTCAGCTAACAATAAACGGAACATTTGCCCCAACTTCAGGAGCAGGAATATTTAATTCAGTATTATCTAATGTTGTAATTAATCAAACAGGCGCCACAGGATTAATTTCTTTATTTAATGCCACACCTACTCTGGTTACAAGTGTTACGGGCATTTTGGCTGGATTTACTTCTGATATATCTGATGCTCCGGCAGGAGGTGGACAAGCATATAACTTTTATGGATTAGGCACGGCCCCAAATTATTTTAACGGAAACATAATAGCTAAGAAAAGTATAATAAGCGATAGTAAACAAACTTATGCTTCAGGATCATCCGTAATTATTGCTTCTCAGGTAAGAGCTTTATATGTTAATCCCTCTTCAGCTATTGCTAGTTTAACTATAACAATGCCTGCAAGCCCTGTAGATGGAGAAGAAATTTTATTATCATTTGGTGGGATTATAACGTCTGGGACCGTGGTTACAGCTCTTACACTATCAGGAAATTCAGGCCAGGCAATTCTTGGAGGATCATTTATCACCAGCGCATCGGCAGGTGATGGATATACTTTAAAATGGGAAGCATCAACTAATCTTTGGAGGATCTTTTAACATGGCTTTTATACCTAGAACAAATAATACTTCTAAAAACCTCTTCTTCGATTCTGAGTTTAAATTCAGTGTCGACCAAGATAGTGATACTCTTTCATCTGCTAAATTTATTTATTGGGACGAAGGATTAACAGGCTCAGGAGTTATTGAAAGGCAGATCTCTCCAGTTCTTTCACAAGGCATAAAGGGAAGTCCTATAAAGATAATCGCAGGAGCTTCTGGTGGCGGTACTTATATCGAACAATATATTTGGTTCTGTAATTTCCCTGAATTAAAATTTACAGATAAAATAAGCATTGGTGTATGGATAAAATCTGATACTGCAAGTTCTGCACGATTAGATATTGATTTCATGGATAGAAATAATGCTACTCCTGGTCAATTATCTTCAGGAACAAATTTTACTTCAAGCACTAATTCAACAACAGGAGGATACGAACTTTTAAAAATAGAGAATGTTTCAATTCCTATAGTTGGCAATTGGTCTGGAGTAACAGAGGTGCCGTTTGCTATTCGTGTACGACTGAAAGCGTTGGTAAATGGTTCAACAGTAGAATTTGCAGAGCCAATGGCTAATATAGGCAACATTTTACTTCCTTATCAAGCTTCAATCTTTGATTATTCAAATTTTACAGGAATTGAAAATATTGCAAATAAAGTATTCAATAAAACAAATATTGAAATAAACGTATTAGGAGATAGCATATCTCGCAATACTGATACATCTCAAACAGCTACATCTGCCGCTAGTTATTCGACACTAATAAAGCAATTCTTAGATACCAAGTTTGGAATTACAACAACGAAACGTAATAATGGATTTGATGGGTCTGCCGACTGCAATAGTATTGCTGTTATGGATAAAATGTGCTTAACGCACAATCCCGATCTTGTAATACTTGCCAATGGCAGGAATGTAAATAGTGCTACTTCATTGGGAAGCGTTGCAGAAAATTATACATTAAGAGAATCACTAATCAGAAGAATAAGAAATCAATCACTTTATACCGATATAATAAATTTCCTTCCTACTTATAAGAGATTGGAAAGCGGTGGTTTGACAGATGCCAACTATTATCAATTTCAAAGAGATAGATTAACAATAGAAAACAATCGGTACTTAAATAATAGATATAGGTGTGCGACACTTTATAGTGCTGATGCAATAAAAGTATTTGGTGATAAGGGAGGCTGGTGGAATATATTCGGGAATAATTCAGTAAGTGGAACTGAAGTTACGCATCCTGGGCAAATGGGACATCGTTGCATGTTAGATCAGTTTAAACATTTACTTATTGGATCATATCTTAATAACAAACAGATTCTTCATTATCCTATAGCAAGTATAGGCTATATAAATGATGGCACTTTAGTAACAGACCTAGAAAGTATTGTTACAATTTATCCTGATCAATTTGCAAATGGAACATATTCGGGAGTAACGGTAACTACAACCGGAACGTGGACCGCTGACACTAATATGGTTTCGGATGGCCGTTTATGTGGAACAACAGGATACTTGGGCAATACTGGCCTTGGCGAATATCCTCAACCAATGATGACACAGGCGTTAGGAGATGCTATTCAACTTGATTGGACGGGAAGAAACTTTGGAATATGGTTTTTGAAATCAAATAACAGAGGAATAGCTACTATTACAATAGATGGCACGCCTTACGATTTTGACACGAACCAAGCTAGTGCAGGAGTAGTAACAAACAGCTATCCTTCTTATTGCACCTTCTTGAGTTCTAATAATCCAAATAGTATCTCTCTTACAGAAGGAGCGCACACTTTAAAAATTGAACAAAAAAATAGTGCTGCAAACTCTAATGTGAGTATAGCAATGATTGTATTATTTTAAACCTATATATCAAAAAAAACATGAAAACGAAGACAATTACATTTGAACATCTTTTTAATTTAAACATTTCTTCTTCAGTTTATGTAAAGTCATTACCTAAAGGAAATAAGACAAAATTGTATTATGCAATAGATAGGATTTTAAGATCTATTCAAAAAGGATATGACTTGTATAATTCAAAAGTAAATGATTTACGTACTGATTACGCCTCTACAGATGAACAAGGTAATTTAATAATTAATGAAGGCAAAACAGGAAATGATAGATATACATTTAAACCGGAAAAAGAAAAGGCCTTAAGAAAGGCTATAGATAATTTAAAAAATGAAAAAGTTGAAATTAATATTTATATAACTACTGAAATTCCTGAAGGCTTATTGTTCAATCAAATAGAAGATTTCAGGGGAATTTTAATTCCTGAAGATTTCGAATATAAAGAGGGAATAATAGAAGAAGTAAAATCCTAAACGCCCCCGTTACTAAAGTTTTTTAGCTGTCATAGTATGTTTGTACTATGACAGTTGTTAAAGTACCTTCTTTAAAAAATACCGATAGCCGTTTGTTTAAATCTTCAAGGGTTTCAGATCAGAAACAAATGAAGGTTGATAAGGAAAACGGCATTATCCGTGATGTTGTCATAGCTCAGGTAGGACCCGCAGAAGGGCACGGTACAAATGTAGAACAGCAATTTATCAACGGCCTTGTAGACCAGGGAAACACTTTTAAGCAAGGCGTTAAATCAAGATTCGGCCATCCTTCAATGAGCGCGGAAGCCTTGGGTACTTATGCCGGAAGGGCTTTTAATTTCAGAGTGCAAGGCATACAGGCCCTTGCAGATCTTCACCTTGATCCTGTTACGGCCAATTCTCCCAAAGGAAATATTTACAACTATCTTATTGATATGGCAGACAAGAACCCCGATATGTTCGGTATGTCTGTTGTTACTTCTGGTAATTGGCTTTATCAGAAAGACGAAGAAGGAAATATTTATACAGAAATGGACCCGGACTGGAATTCTAAATATGATCCGGCAAAGCCATTGTATGAAATGTTTGAAAACTATCATGCTGTTGATTTTGTAGACGAAGGCGCACTAACTCCTAATGGCCTGTTTAGCGCAGAAATAAACAAAGATAAGTTTGCGGTTACAGCTACTACCTTCCTTGATAGCAATCCGGCTATAGATAAATTCTTAAAAGAACATCCTGAAAAGATAATAGAATTCATGTCTAAAAGATTTGGCTTCAATATTTCCCTTCAGGACAAAGAAGGCTTTGTTTCATTTATGAAAAATTTATTATTCAAATCAAATACTAATCCAATGACCAAACCTATAGCTAAGTTTGATATAAACGCAGTTACAACCGACGGCGCGGAACTGCTTGTAAAAACAAACAACGACGCCGCCACAGTTGGCGACGAAGTACAAAACGCAGACGGCACGCCCGCCGCAGATGGTGACTACCAAATTAAAGATGGCGACCTAGAAGGCCAGACCTTGACAGTACAAGGTGGAAAGATCACAGCTATTACACCAAGTGCTGAAGGTACAGGAGAAGGGGAAAACAATACCGGAATGTCCAGTGCTTCGACTCAGGAGCTATTTAATAAATTAGCCTCACTTGAAAGTAAGTTCAATACCCTGGCTGAAGAAAATACCAGACTTAAAGAAGAGCTTGCAAAGAGGCCAAAAAGCGCATTTGCCAGAGTTGTAAAACCAAGTGATGGAATGAATGGAAATACTTCGGCTGACAATAGAAAAAATGTAGCCGAGTACAATAAGAAGGCGCAAGACCTTTGGGATAAAAATAATCCTAAGAAATAATTAATCAAGTTTTAAATTTTTAAAACCATAATAAACCTATTTACCAAACTTTAATAAAACAAACATGAAAAAGTTTTCAGCTATTGTTATTAACCTAGCCCTATCCTTGATTCTTGCGGTAGCAATGTCAAGCTTCTTTGGTATAGGTTCTTTGGGCTTGTTATTAATTACAGCCATTGTTTTTGCTACTTCATTTATTCCCAGGGGAGCGGGTGGAGCTGTAGCTTATGCAGGTAGTTTAGATTTATCCAATCTGGATTCTAAGCTTAAAGATTATGCTCTTGCAAATACAGATCAGATTCTAACACAAACCCTTGTAGACGATACGGGCTTTGAGAATTATATGTTTATGATCCCAGATGTTATTGACGAGATCCCTTTAACTCAATTAGTAATGGGTGATATCTTACAGCCCGGAGGAAAGGACGCATTCAACCCTACTAACAACGCACTGCAATTTAAAGACAGATTAGGCAAGGTAAGGCCTTGTAAAGTAGATCTTCAGTTTCCTAACTCTCAGGTAATATCTATCTATAAGTCTTACCTGGGACAGGTTAAGGGTAAACAGATCAATCCTTATGAACTTCCGTTTGAGGCCTTTTTTATGCAGCAAATAGCTAAGAAAGCAAAAGATAACTTAAGAAGGAAAGCGATCTTTAAAGGGGTGTATAACGCAGCAGGCACTGCGCCAGCGGATACAATGGACGGTCTTTTGACGATCGTTACAAATGCCATTGCGGCCACAACGATACCAGCAGGGAATATTTATACTGCAGGTGGAGCATTTACGGCTTCTAACGCAGTAGATCAGATCGAAGCTATTGCAGATATTGTAGACCCACTTTATGACGGCGACGATTTTATTTGCTTGCTTTCTCCTACTGTAATGAAATACTATAAGCGAGACTATAGGGCTTCATTTACTGCCGCGCCTTATAACAAGGATTACGAAAAGCAATACATAGACGGTACTTCAATAGAGCTTATTCCTGAAATAGGAATGGCAGGAAGTAACAGGGTTATTATAACAAGAAGGCAAAATGCTTTCTGGTTAACCGGAGATACTTCGGCTGTTGAATCGATTATTGTAGAAAGGCAATTGAGAAACATAAACGTCCTTATGGACTTTGAAGCAGCCCCAGAGATCGGTATTGCTGAAATTGTTTACACAAACGATTACGCAGGTATCAGCTAAAAAAATCAAAAGCCCTGGTATTCTGCCGGGGCTTATTTTCAACCTTTTTAATTATAATAAAAAATGAAAATAGGACTTTCATCATTATTAAGACAGCTTAGTCTTCTTGATATCGCTCACGTAAGTGGGGCAAATCCGGGAGGACTTAAAAAGTTTTATATCTGCTTATTGGAAGATGTTTTGGCAATTCCTACGGCAGATGTAGGTACAAACGTTGTATCAACGGCTATTACTTGTAAAACAGGAAAGAACTTTGTTACCTGGTATTTTACGCCAGACACCGGAAAGCTAACAACTAGTGTTGTTGGAGAAACAGACGGCAAAAGCAGAGAGTCGCTTATAGAAGCTCTTCTTCCTGGTTTAACTAAGGAACAGGAACTTGAGCTTGATAAAGTTATCAACTGTCCTGTAGTTATTATCCTTGAAACAAATAGGGGCGAATATAGAATCCTTGGAGACATGGACAGGGGTGCACTTATTGATAAAACCGATGCCACTACAGGCGGCACAATGGCAGAGCGCGGAGGAATTCCGGTATCATTTAAATATAGTTCACCGTTGGCTCCATTGTATTACACTGCGGCCATTCCTTTAACGCCTGCGGCTTAATTTTAAAGATCTATGTTGAAAAACTATAAAATTGTCGGATTGTCGCCGGACAAAGCGAAGATTCGATTCCGTGGCAAAGATTACGATCTTAATAAGATAGACGATGAAACCGCAAAATTTCTTTATGAAAATAAATGCGGCTTTATCGATAAAGCAGACACGCAAGTAACTGCGTCTTCCAAGAAAGATAAAACGGCCACAGATCAGCCTTCTTAATTTTTTATAGGGTTTAATTAAAAAGCAAAAAGCTCCGCAGAAACGCGGAGCTTTTTTGTTGTAACGCCTCCATTATTAAAAATGGCAATTGCCAATAGTAATTTTAATTCACTTTAATCTCACAACCTAAATAATTCAAAATGACAAAAGAACCTTTAAAGAAATGGCTTGAAGATCCTAAAAAGGAATATCAGGAAGGACTTAGGCTATATATACAATATGGCAAGAACGACAATTTAAAAAAGCAGTTCCTTGTACGTGAAAACAAGTTCAACAAAGAAAAAATTGTCTATGAACTTGAAAAGATGTTTAGGCATAGCTTCCCGGATGAAAAAATTAAAGTAAAGCAATTCGTTGAGGCAGTTGTACAACAACCTGCGGCTTCCAATAAAAAAAATAAGAAGGCCGAAGCACAAACCGAAAAAGAAGGCAAGCTTATAGAAATACCTAAAGAAGTTTTGCTTGATGCCCTCAACAATGACAGGGCCGCACTTTTTAATAAAAAAGGAATATTATCTAATAAACTTCAGGAGGCGAAAACGAACAAAGAGCGCAAAGCCTTGATAGCTGAAATCGATCAATTAGAAAGCGAATTGTCAGATATCTATGAAAAAATAAAGCATGTTGAAGAAACCGGATCATTGCCAGTAGTTATTGAGAAAAAAAAAGAAGATGTACTTCCGGAAGACCGTGCAAAGCTTGCGCAAATGCTGACAAATGCAAGGTCCAGGATAAGCAAGAACCGGAAGAAGCTGGAAAAGTTCGGAAATAGTCCCGCAGGCAAAGAGGCAAAAGCCAAAATTGATAAAGACGAAAAATTAATAAGCGAAATTGAGCAAAAGATCAAATAAAAAATCCTCCGAAGAGGATTTTCCAAAGCTTCCTTTCCCTAAAGGTGTAAAGCCATTTATCCCGCGCAAGGCCTCGGCACTTGATAAGATAAGGTCACACTATTTAGAGCAAAGGAAGCTTTCTCCAAAGCTTGAAGAGCTTAAGCAGCTTTATGAATACACAAACTCCCTTCTTCGTTCTGGTTACTCCAAACAGCAAACAGTTAATTTTTTAGCCTCAGATCCTAATATTGGAATAAGCTATAACCACGCCTATACTATTGTTACAAAAACAATGGATCTTTTCGGCGATATCCATAAAAGCAACAAAGAAGGCCTGCGTCAAATAGTAATAGATAACCTTTGGAATGTTTACAGGCGATCAGTTGAAAGTAAGGACCTGAGAGAGCAGAATATAGCATTGAAGAACATTGCAAGCATAGGCGGGCTTTATTCAGGTCAGGAAATAGACTGGTCTAAGATTGTATTGCCCGTTCCGGTGTTTTCAACCGACCATAATGTTTTAAAAGAGCAACAAACAATTGATATAACCGGGGAAGATGCTGAAGAAGATATATCTTAATCCCAAACAGCTTCAGTTCGTCCAGGCTCAACAAAAAATAAAAACCTTTGTTGGGGGCCGTGGCTCTGGTAAAAGTACCGTGGATGGTGTAGAGGCTTATATTAATGTCGTTACAATGCCGCGCTCAAAAGGCTTTATCCTTGGGCTTACATATAAACAGATCCTTGACTTTATCCTTCCTTCAATGCTTCAGATATGGGATACAATGGGGCTTAAGGAAAATGTGCATTATGTAATTAACAAAACTCCAAATCCTTCCTGGCCTAAGCCTTACCACCAAGTAAGAGACTATTCGACTTGTATAAGCTTCTGCAATGGCTCTGTTATACAGCTTATCGGATTCGATAGGCGAACAACTACACCAAGGGGAGGTTCCTTTGATTGGTGCATTGTGGATGAGGCCGCACTTATAAACAGAGAGCGACTAGAGAAGGAATTGCTTGCCTCTATCAGGGGTAATATTTATAGATTTAAATCCCATAGGCTTCATAGTGAGATTTACACAACCTCAATGCCCTGGGACCCTTCAGGCTTTTGGGTGCCGGATATGTCAGAAAAGGCCTTGGAATATCCTAAAGAATTCTTTTACCTAGAAAGCACTGCAAGGGATAATGAAGAAGTTTTAGGTAAGGATTACTTAGAACGCGCAGAAAGGAAAACCGATTACCTGGTCTTTCAGGTGGAATATATGAATCAGAGAATAGGCAAGATGCCTAACTCTTTTTATGATTCATTTGATATTGGAAAACATTGTTACGTTGCCCTATCCTATGAAGATCATGAAGACTGGAGGCAAACCAAAGTAAAATATACAGACTACAACGAGAATAAAGAATTAGACCTAAGCTTTGACTTTGGAGGTAACTTTAATTGTATGGTAGTGGCTCAGGACTTCAGAAGAGAATCAAATGAATTGAAGATTTTAAGAAGTCTTTATGTAAAGAACGAACGCAAGCTTCTTGATAACCTGGTTAATGATTTTTGCGAATTATATAAAGATCATAAGAAGAAGCTCGTTTATATCTTTGGCGACAGGAACGGAAATAATAGAATGCCGAATTCAAACCTTACACTTTATCAACAGATACAGAATAAGCTTCGACTGAAAGGTTGGGAATCGGTTCTAACGGTGAAAGGATTGGATAGCCTTCATTCATTAAAGCATATTACTATTAATAAAATACTTGCCGAAACGGAGCCATATCTTCCCAAGGTTAGGATAAATAAGCTTAATAATAAAGAGCTTATTATTTCTATTCAAGCGGCTGGCATAACTTCTGAGTTTAAAAAAGATAAGAGATCCGAACGCCAGGACATACCACAAGAA